AAATTAGGTAATGTATCAAATATTTCAATGACCGGTGGGGCCATTGGATATATCTTAGAAACAGACGGGTTAGGAAATCTTTCTTGGACTCCTAAGAATACATTGTATACTACAATCAAAGGATTAACAAACAACATTACTGGTAATATTGTTACTATGACAGTTTCTAATTTGACCCCATATACCAATGGACAGATTGTAACTATTACTAGTGCAACAATTACTAATTCCGGGGCAAATTCAAATATTAATGGTCATACATTTTATTTAAAATTAAATGGGGATTACGCTACCTCAGGCAATGTAGTATTATATACTGATTTAGGATTAACAGCAACTGCCAATGGTGCAGGATTGTTAACGTATGTAGCGAATTCTGGAATAGCCACTGCTGCATTAGGTGGTAGTGGCAGTGGAGTAGTAGGTGGTTCAAATACTACTGTACAGTTTAATGATCAAAATATTTCAAATGGTGTTGCTGCGTTTACCTTTGATAAAAACACAACTACATTAACCGTTTCTTCTGGCAATGTTGTTGCTGGAAACATTAATGCGGTCACCGCAGTTACTGGTCCAGTAATAGTTTCAAACGTTGCTGTTGGCACAGCCCCACTAACTGTAACAAGTACAACACTTGTTCCTAATTTGTTTGTAGCTAGGTCAAATGTTTCTGAATATGCTAATACTGCGTTAACAACCACTGGAACTTGGTATCCGTTATTTGTAAACGCAACGTCGGGAAATTTAGCACAAGGTGCAAATGCCAATCTATCATTCAATGCTTCAACCGGTAATTTAACTACTACATTATTAAATGTAACTGGTAATGCCAATACTGGTAATTTGGGTACAACTACATTGGTTGCTACAACAGGTAATATCACTACTATCAACAGTGGATTGATGAAGAATAGTACAAGTAATATTACCATTGCATCCGCCGGCAATGTTTCTACCTTTATTGGTGGCAATGCTACTGCACAATTTGTAGTTACTTCAACTGGCGCAAATATACCAGGTACTGCTAATGTTGTTACCTTAGTTACATCAACTGCAACAATTACAACAGGTAATATTACTACTATTAATAGTGGATTAATGCAAAACGGCAATAGCAATATTACCATTACTGCTAATGCCAATATCTCTCACTTTGTCACTGGTAATACTACTAGTCAATTGACTGTAACTGCAACTGGTGCAAATATACCCGGTACTGCTAACGTTGGTGGTAACGCTAACGTTGGTAATTTAGGAACTGCACAAGTATTGGCAAGTGCTAATATTACTACCCCGCAATTCATATCTAATGTAGCTACTGGTACTGCTCCATTAAGTGTACAAAGTACAACTGTAGTTCCTAATTTATATGTGGCAAGGTCTAATGTATCAGAATATGGTAATGTTGTATCACAAACCGCAGGCACTTTCTATCCAACAATGGTCAGTGCTAGCGCAAGTGCTAATTATCAGTTAGGTAGTAATGTTAATTTATCATTTGCTGTCAATACGGGTACATTGAGTGCCACATTATTTACAGGTACATTAACAACAGCAGCACAACCAAATATTACAAGTGTTGGTACATTAACTTCATTGACTGTTTCAGGTAATATCAATAGCACAGGTAATATAAATGCTAATTATATTGTAGGGAATGATGCTTACCAAGGTGGACTAAATATAGTAGGAAAGATAGGAGCTGCAGGTGATTCTGAACAAGGTGGATCAATTGGCATACAAGGTGGTAATGGCAATTCATCAGGAGTTACCATCGGCGGAGTAGTTACTCTTTCCGGTGGGGCTGCTTCTGCAAATGGACTTGGGGGCTATGTAGGCTTAGTAGGTGGTTTGGGCGCAGGCACCGGAGCGTTCATTCAAGCAAACGGCGGATCCTCTAATTCTTCTAGCAGCGGCGGTGACTTGATATTAAGAGGCGGTGCAGGAAGAGGCACTAACACAAACGGCGGTATCATTACTATTACAGGTGGAATAGGAACTGGTACAGGAACACCCGGCAACGTAGCAATTCGTGTAGCTGCTGCAATTGCATCTGGTAGTGCAAACCAAACTGCAGCCAATGTTGTAGTATTTTCTTCATCAGGTATTACATTTGCTGCCAACGGAAACATAACACAAAGTGGTGCATCATCACAAATATCAGGTGCAAATTTAGTAAGTGCCAGTTACTTAACCGGTACATTAACAACAGCAGCACAACCAAATATTACAAGTACAGGTACATTAACAAGTTTGGCGGTAACAGGTAATATAACAAACGGCAATGTTACTGGTGGTAATCTAGTTAGTGCCAGTTACTTAACCGGTACATTAACAACAGCAGCACAGCCAAACATCACTAGTGTAAGTACATCATTCACTAACCTTACCTTTGCCAATGCACAAACAATCAGCGGCAATAATATGACACTTACTACTGGTGCAAATACGCTTCTTGGAACCATTACAGGCAACTGGTCATTAAGTGCCGGTAGTAAATTACAAGCAACATACGCTGACTTGGCAGAATACTATGAATCAGATAAATCATACGAACCTGGTACTGTAGTAGAGTTTGGCGGTGAAAAAGAAGTTACAATAGCTGAAGATGGCACAACAAGAGTTGCTGGGGTAGTATCAACTAACCCAGCCTATGTAATGAATTCACAATGCCAGGGTGAACATGTTGTTGCTGTAGCATTGCAAGGACGTGTGCCATGTAAAGTTCGTGGAACAATACATAAGGGCGATATGCTTGTAAGCGGCGGCAATGGATTTGCTAGACCATCTCAATTACCTGTAATGGGAATGGTAATCGGAAAATCACTAGAAAACTTTGAAGGTGAAGGCGTTATTGAAGTAGCGGTTGGCAGACTTTAATAATAAATAAGATATAGGAATAATAAAATGACAACATACGCATATACAGCAAACATTGCAACACCGGCAGCTTCAGCAAACATTGCAACAGATAAAGTAAGAATAGCCACTTCTAATGCAGCTATTCAATATACTACTAGTTTCCCTAATGTAGCATTAACCGGTAATGTAACTTGTGCTACTAATACTAGTACAGTAACTGGAGTGGGAACATTATTTTTAACCGAATTGGGAATTGGATATTGGATAGGCAATACTGCCGGAAACTCAGCCGGCATTGTTAAAGCAATTGCTAATAATACTAGTTTAACACTAACAGCAAATGCTTCTGTGGCAATAGCAAATACTACCGCAAGATATAGTCCATATGGTGTTCCGTATACTGTAGCAAATGCCAATAGCGAAGTTATTCCTGCAAACACTGTAGAAAATAGTATCATAGTAGGACAAGGTAATATTGTATCTTACTTAACATTAGCCGGTGCTAATTCTATATTCAGTATTACTGAATTGGGCATGCCTCATTCTAATACGGGTACATCAGGTATATTGGCAACCCCTGTTAATGGTGGTCCAAAGAAGTAAATTTTACTCCTTAAGATAAATATATAATACATTCGCATTCGGCGAGTTTATGCGGTCCCCGCCGCGTAGTGACTAGAACTCACTAATATTTCAAGGAGAAACAAATGGGACGCCCTCTAAAAATCGCAAAGGCTCAAGCAGTCTTAACAGTAACTGATACAGCAGAAACCGGCAGTATCGTCACAATATCAGGTGGAAATTTAACTACATCACCTACTGTAGGTGTAGCTAAAGGTATGTCATTTATAGTTGCTACAACTGTTGGTGGATTAACAGCTAACACAATTTATTATGTAAATTCAATACTAACAAATACTACATTTAATGCATCACAGACTCAGTTAAGTGTACAGCCACAAATAATGCAACCATTAACAGACACAACTGGTCAATCAGTTAGTGCTTCATTTAATGTTGTTGATGCATACTTTAACAACCCAGTTGGTGGAACAGGTTTCCCTGCTACTAATGCTAACACATACAGTGTAGTTGGTGGTAATACAGCAATCATTGGTAAACAAGTATTAGCACAAGTTGCTATTGGTATCAGTGGTACAGGTACATTATACACACCTTTAGCAGTTAATACTAGTAATGTAGTAGTTGGTGTAGGTACTGATTTAGCTAACTTAGCTACTGGCGCAGCACTACAAATTGCAGTTGCTAATAATAACGGTAGTACTGATTATGTTAGTCTTGGGTTTGCTTCTGCTACACACGGTAATGTTTCAGTAGCTGTTGCCAATACAACAGTATCAGGTAGCGTTATTGGAACTTCGGGTAATGCACAAACTCTTATAGCAGATATGCCAATACAGTTTAGCGCAAATTTTGGCGGTTTAACTACAGGTACAACATATTTTGTTAAAACTATCGCTAACGCAGCAGCATTCACCGTTTCTACTAGTCAAGGTGGACCGGTACAAGCTGTCACCGCTAATGCGTCAGTAACAGCTAATGCTCTTATGAATCGTGTTGTACTAACAGCCAATGCTAACGTTGTCAGAAGTAATGCTTCATTCATCTATGCTAATGATGAAGCAGGTTATATTGTTCGTCAAAAGGGTAAACAAAAATATCTAGTAACAGGAACAGTAACTGGTTTAACAGCACAATGCTTTACAGCAAACGTTGCAAACACAGCATTGACACCAAACTCAATGCGTATCCTTGCTACATATGCTAATAGTGCTACTCAAACAGTACAAAGTCTTTCTGACCACACTGGTGAGTTGTTTACTGCTACTTCAGGACCAATTGCTACTGGTAATATAGTGTTCCAAAATGCTGCTCCAGTATTTGCAACATTCAACACAGCAGTAGCAGCAAATGCGACTGGTGGACAACCTTACGCAATCGTAACTATTGCTAGCGCATAATATGGCAACCGCATCAAGTAAGGCCGTTAAAATGCAACCTGAAACTGAAATTGCGGTACTTCAAGTCCAAGTTAAGAACATCGAGGATAAAATTGGTGATCTTAAAATGGATTTGAAGTCAATTCGTGATGCCCTAGATGAGAACGCAGAAGAAACTAGACAAATGTTGAAAACTATGCGTGAACAAGATGTTAAGGAACATAGCGAATTAGCTGGAAAGATTTCAGTTTTAGAAAAATGGCGCTGGATGATGATGGGAGCAGGTGTAATAATCGGCTCTATGGGATTCAATACAGTGTCAACATTGCTAAAATAAAAAAAGAGACTTAGGTCTCTTTTTTTGTAAGTGTCTTTAACTTGTCCTGGACAACATCAAAATTCACAGTACTAAACAATCCAGGATGTAATGGCTTGGGATATTGATTATCTCCTACCCATGCATATCCACAATGTTCTTCATTAAGTGCAGGAACAAACTCATCTTCTACCTCACAAAAGAATGTATGATAGGTAAAGGTGTGATTGATGAATTTCTGTATAGGTATTAATTTAGCATTAATTGGAAACATTCCAATTTCTTCCTGACATTCTCTAGCAATACCCTCAAACAGAGTTTCATCATCTTCTATCTTGCCGCCGGGAATACCCCAATTGCCAGGGTTTTTGTTGTCTGTGCGTAATAGATATAGGTAGCGATTTGTTTTACTACTATAAAAGAAAACTCCGGCTGATGTATTGCTCATACTATGATTTATCACAGTATTAGATGACGATAGAATAATCCCCTTGATCATACCATCCTTCGTATGATTTCATCCAAGTATCATCTACAAAACGATATTGGACATTAGTTGTTAAGTTAGTTACATATTCTAATGTAGTTGGGGTTGCAATAGTGCTATCAAAACTTACAAACCATTCTCCAGCGCCGGCATTGTATTCAATAATGTCATTAGCAAATGCTACTACATTACCCCATGCAACAGTGCTATCACCGGGAGCACCAATGTTATCTACTAGAAGATATCTACGTCCATTAACTGGCCCGGGCAATCCTGCATTTGGACCAGTTAATTGAGGGTTTATCACACCGTCAACTGGATCCAATGTATTTTGTGGTAATGTATCAGGGTCAATGTTATAGATTAATAATCTATCATCATTGGGATTAGGTACAATAGTGCCTACAATTTCGTGATCCATAAATGGATTTTGTAGCCAAATTTGACTAATACCTGGTTTAACTGTTCCATACACATTTAACACACTAGACCAATATATATCAGTATTGGGATTATCAGGTAATTCTGTATTAAAATTACTTGGATCAAACGCAACTGCTTGTGGCAATATTTGTAATGTATTTCCCAATAGCAATAATTTGTATCCGTATGGTGTGATTTTTGGTCTAGTTCCTAACAGCAAATCATCATCTTGTATATCAGTTAATGCTGTGCCTTTAAAGATTGATGCAATAATTTTTTCAATAACACCCATCTTCTTAAGTTTACTTGCTGTACTAATCCAAATTGGCATATAGAATTTCCAACTCATAACATCAATTGGATTACCGGTGCCTACTGGAATACTGCGACTACTGAAAGTTAATCCATCTTGGTATACAACACTTAATGAGGTCCAATCAATAAAGTTATCAGTACTTTGTATCTCTAATGCAGGGTTAAACAATGTGCCTAATTGTTCTATTAATTGCAGTTTTTGATTATAGTTTGTAGTCCAAAAATCTACAGTAAGTCTTAATGTATAAGGCACTGGCATTAATCTTTCTACCGTGAATGCCTGTCCTTGCACAGTTTCATATTCTTGTGTGTCGTTATTATAAGATCGTTGTCGAACTTGCACCTTATCAATAAATGTAGGATCTTGTGTTCTGCGTTGATCGTATTCCAATGCAGTAATATAATATGTTATTAGAGGTGCGCTTGGTAAGTTACTGGCACTATTATTAGCAATAATAGTTGATGCCTGTCTGCTGCTATCACCATACATAACAGGAACACGAACTAATATTTCATTACCCGCTGGATCTTTGCCTTTAGTAACTTGCCAGTTACTGAAAATTTTTGCAAATTGAATTAAAAATCTGCGTACCTGATTGTCATAGAAAAAATCTGCCATTATATACTCTTTATACTACTGGGGGCAACGGGTCAGGTGTCAATCCTAAAATAGTTGACAACGCTTGACGTTGCGGAACAAATGTTCCATCTGTAAGTTTTGTTTGCGCCCTATCATTAATAAAGCTAGATTTCTGTGATTTATCTGCTTCCGTCATGCCTGTAGGCGTTCTGACATTTTTAGATATTCTAACCCATATTCTACCATCCCAGCGATATAGCAATTGCGGGAAGTAATCAATACGTAAAAAGTAATCTCCAACTTGTGGATTTTGTGGGAAACTTATACCAGCTCCAGTTGGGAATCCATTTGGTGCTTCTCCGGTGCCATCTAAATATCCTGTCGTATATCCAAAACTTCTTGGGCTACTACGTGCAATGAATTGGAATGCCGGATCACAATCTGCTCTCCAATCCATATCCTGATTAATTGTACCAGTAAATCCCGGTAGTTCTGGGTTAGCATCAGCAGTTGCATATGTATTATCAGCAGTACCGTATGGTCCGGTAATTTGTCCCATTGAATATACTGTTAATATTTTGTTCCCTGTTACCTGCCCTGAATTAGTATCTGTTCTTTCAGGTGCTAAGGTAACTGTTTCTAAATTGACAGTGTTGAAAATATCTAACTTATCATATCCCATATCAGCCGTCATGTCCCAAATACTTTTTATTGCTGCTTTAGAAATTTTAAGTACTGGGCTAGGATTTTTAAAATT